TCTCAAGACTAAAGAAAACGCCTGTCTTACCTGTCTCTTTCACCATGTTTACCGCAATATTTTGCGCCAAAGTGGTTTTACCCATTGATGGTCTAGCCGCAATAATCACTAGGTCGCCTTTTTCAACTTGCAGCTTATTGTTTAATTCTTCAAAGCCCGTGCCGATAAATGGCTGCACCCCATGTTTCACCACTGATAACAACTTTTCGTAAAACCCATCTAAAAGACTGCTAGCGACAACATATCCACCTTTGGTTGACTGCATCATGACGTTGTTAAGGTCACTGATAGAATCGTTAATCAGCGTATCGGTTGACTTATCAAAGTTTTCTAACTGGTCAATGCCTTGTTTTAGCTTTTCAATCGCTGAGCGTCTTTGGCTAAAATCTTTGATTTTTACGCAATAAGCAGCGATATTGAATGTTGCAGAAGATGACGCTAGTAACTCGCCTAAATACTCCTCACCACCAATCAAGTGCAGTTTGTTTTTGGACTCTAATTCATCCATGACCATAACAACGTCATACGGCTGTTTTTGGTTGTAAAGGTGAGTGATTGCGTCAAAGATGATTTCATGGCGTTCAGCGTAAAAGTTCTTACCTGTTAACTTACCTTCTACATCGGCATAGTTTTCGTTAATCATCAACGATGCTAAAACGGATTTTTCCATGTCTAAGTTGTGCAGCATTAGATTTCACCCCTTTCAATCTGAGCAATACGCGCTAGTTTTTCTTCGCGGCTTAGTTTTGGCGCATCATCAATCACTGGTGCTGAAGCAATATGGCTAGGATGGATGATACAAACGGCTTAACCGTTGGCGAGATGCGAAGCGTATTAAACAAGATTAGACGCGAACAGGGTGAAATTGGCGTGATTATGGTCGATTACATCCAAATCATGGGTGGTATTGATGAAAGCGGTAATACAGCGCGTCAAATAGGCAATATCACAAGAGAATTAAAAGGTTTTGGCAAAGAGTTTGATTGCCCAGTGATTGCCTTATCACAGCTTAATCGCAGCCTAGAAACACGCGGCAACAAAAGACCGATTATGTCTGACCTGCGCGAATCGGGCGCAATCGAGCAAGATGCCGACCAAATTCTATTTATCTACCGCGATGAAGTTTATAACGCGGAAAGTAAGGAAAAGGGCGTTGCTGAAATAATCATCGGTAAAAACAGACAAGGCGAGATTGGTAGTGTGCGGCTAGGTTTTGAAGGTCAATACAGCCGATTTACCAATTATGTCCCAAGTTTTGACGATGAGCCGACATTTGGAGGTAGTCATGCTTAATTACCCCGACCCATTCGAGCATCCAAACGCCTACTGGCAATTAACTCATGATGACAATCGACTAACCGAGCGTCAGAAACGACAAATGTTAAAAGCAGTAGGCATGGACTACGACACAGAGCCAAAAAAGACAAAACAAGAAATGGAGTTAAGCGCATGAACGTATTGAGTTTATTTGATGGTATTAGCTGCGGAAAATTAGCACTAGAACGAGCAGGGTTTACTGATTTCACTTATTACGCCAGCGAGATTGATAAAAACGCTATCAAGTGCAGCCAAGACAATCACAAAGACATTATCCGCTTAGGCGATGTAACTAAGGTCAGTTATAACAACGGTGTATTACACAGTGAAAATGGTGATTTTAAGGCTGGCAAAATTGACTTGCTAATTGGTGGCTCACCTTGTCAGTCATTTTCGGCAATGGCGGCATGGAGTGGCAATAACAACGATTTAGACGGTAAAAGCAAATTGTTTTATGAATACCTAAGAATTTTAAAAGAGATACAAAGCGAAAATCCGAGCGTGAAATTCTTACTCGAAAATGTACGCATGAGAAAGGATAGCAAGCAACAGTTAGATAAATACTTAGGCACGATGGGGGTTGAATTTAATAGCAGTTTGGTGAGCTACCAGGTACGAACTCGATTTTACTGGACAAATTGGTTTTGGCAGTTGCCAAACGACAAACACATTAACTTTCAAGATTACAAAGAATCTGATGGTGATTTTAAATTACTAAATGCAGAGTTAAAAACATATAGAAAAATGTGGTCTGGCGGGCAAGGTAAAAACAATCAAGATGGTTGTGCAAACGTAACAAATGCAAAGAAAGTTTATTGCTTGCAGACCAAACAAAGCCGATGCCCAAACAGTGGCTTGGTGGCGCATGGGGATTTTTGTCGATACCTAACACAAACCGAGCTAGAGCAAGCGCAAACGCTGCCAAAAGGTTACACAAAATCACTAAGTTACAACCAGGCGTGTGCGGTCATAGGTAATGGCTGGACAGTCGATGCAGTAGCGCACATTTTTAGCTATCTAAATATTGAGCAGAAAATGGAGTTAAGCGCATAGCTAGAACTAACAGAAACACGCCTATTTTTGATTTTAACGTCAAAGATAGGCAAACATACTAGGCAAGGTTTAAAACGCAAATACGAGCAAATGGAGTGGCAAAATGAGCAAATACGATTTTTTAGCAATAGCGGTTTTTATAGGGTTGGTTTTGGCAATCGTGATAAAGGTGGTGTTTTGATGAATAAGCAAATAATCTTAACCGAGAAACAAGCCAAAGCCTTAACCAGTAGCAGCAAGTCAAAACCAAGACAAAGCAAATATCGCAACGTCAAGACCAAACACGAAGGCATCACATTCGACAGTAAGCGAGAGTGTGAGCGCTACAAAGTATTAAAACAATGGCAGCAAAAAGGGCTGATTAAAAACCTAGTGTTACAGCCTAAATTTTTGATTGCTGAATCAGTGCATTTAGATGACCGCAAACAACGAGCGCGTTACTACATAGCGGATTTTATGTACCAAGACCAAGACGGCAAGCAGGTGGTAGAGGACGTCAAAGGCATGAAAACCGATATTTACAAGTTAAAGCGGCACCTGGTTAAAGCGATACACGGCATCGAAATAAAGGAGGTTTACTGATGGCTTATCACAGAAAAACAGACAACGCTAAGGCGCAGATTGTCGAACATAGCCCAGTGACCGATAGTGTGTATGTGCAGTTTGCTGACGAGCCACCGCAGATTATCACATGGAACGAATTTATTGAAACGGTAACGCTAAAACTAGAGGTAAGCGATGACAAATGATGCAGTTGTATGCGAGAAATGTGGTGGCGAGTTAGAAACTAGCCTTGTTTGGGATAGGTGCCTAAAATGCGGACATTTGCAAAACCCACATTTTGAGAATGAGTTGGCTATTTATCGCAACCAAAACCGCAAGCACGGACACTATTTCAAAGATGTTTCTCAACTAGATTTTATTGATGTTTATGCAGTTTTAAAACTCTTTGGTGTGACTGACCCATGTTTGCAGCACGCTATCAAAAAATTACTGTGCGCTGGTCAAAGAGGCGTTAAAGACCAAGCAAAAGATATCAATGAAGCCAAGGATACGCTAGAGCGTTGTTTAGAGCTGCTAAGTATAGGCGGTGACAATGAATAAAACCCAACGATTTGAAGCATTACGCGGTTTGGTTTGCTGTCGCTGTCGAAAATCACCCGTACAAGTTGCTCATTCTAATTTTTATGAACACGGCAAAAGCAGGGGTAAAAAGGCTGACGATAAATACACCATACCGCTTTGCCATAGCTGTCATCAATGGTTTGACCAATATCAGCAAATGAGTCGAGCCGACAGCAAAAAATGGTTTGACGAAAAACTAAACAACACGAACAGGATTTTGAATGTCAAAGAAAAATACGAAGCGTTTTAATATTATCAATGAACAGATAGTTGCAAACATGATGGCGTATGTCTTTGAGATGGTAAAGCAAGCCACCGAGAACCCAAAGACCAAAAAGCACGTTGTTGTTACGGTGGAATTGTTGACCGATGACGAGCTTAGGACGCTAGACCAAAACTCACTTTACTGGCTATGGCTTACTGCTATCAGTAATTATTTTGGTAACTCGAAAGATGAGCAGCACAAGATATTTAAGCGCAAATTTCTATCGGTTATCTATGTGCGTGACGATAGAGAGTTTGCAGATATGGCGCAGTCAGTAGGCAACCTTAGAAACATTATTGACGGAGTGGAATACGAAAATATTGCTCAAGGTGTGGCTAAGTTAATGAGTACAACCAAGGCAACCGTTAAGCAAATGAGCGAGTATTTAACGGATATTGACGCATTTTGCCAAAGACAGCAGATTAAATTACCAATTCCAAGCGAATATGAGTGGGTGTTAGGGGGTAATGATGGGATATAGCGAGCCTAAAAAGGTGATTTGTCGCAGGACTGGCGAAGTGGTTGGAACGCTGCAAAGCGATAACATCAAGATTAATGGTAAGCCGTGCGTGATTTATTTTGATAGCAGAGTAAGCCATACAATTACATTGGGTAAAGTGGTTTTTGACGATAAGTTTCGCTTAGAGGATTGTAGA